GATGCCAGTTTCAGATAGACGTGTTTTTCTGGGGAGATCAGCACTAGCGGCCTCCGAGCGGGTTGCCGCCGCTGGTTATCGTCTGCATATACCCATTGAGCGTGTTGATCAGCGAACTCAGGACAGCGCCAGAATTCTCGGAAATCGTCTTTTCCATGAGATGCTGGGCCGGCATCGCGCCGTATGTTTCGCCTGGCTCAAGCGTGATCGGGTGCATCTCGCCTGGCGTGTCGGAGCCGAAGTCGTGCGGGTAGCCGCTGCCTGCCTTGGCCTGCCGGGTCGGCTGGTCTTTGCTGCCCATCAGGAAGTAGTGACCCTTGCCCATCCGCTCAAACTGGCTGTTGTTAAACGTCATGTTCCCGCCGCCGATCTTGCTCATGCGGCGGTTGATGCTCTGGTGGACATTCAGGTACGTCCGACGGCCCTGCGTCCCCGGCCGGCGGCGGCCGGTTCCGAACTCTAAAAGCCAAGCATGGTTACCACTGCCGCTCCTCTCGCTCGCCCCCATCGGGCCTGTCACGACGGGGCCGGTGATTGCCACGCCGACGCCGGAATACTTCTTCTTAGGCGGGCGGGTCTGCACCGACTTCGACAGGTTGTCGGTGACGTTGTTGATCTTCCGCTTGTAGCCGTCGCGGATATGACGCGAGGCTTGTTCGGCAGCCTTGTAGAGCAGTGTGTCGGCGTTCTGGCCGGCTCGGATCGCCATCATCTCAAGGGCGCGGGCCACTTCGGAGGCGCCGGACAGCCGGACATTGACGAAGGCTTCGGCCATCTGCCGGCCGGTCATGCCGCCTTCAAATACCCGCGGCGTTGTGCCGTCGATTTGGATCGCCATCACTGCACCTCGCGGGCGAGAATCTCGAGCGATGTCATTTGGTCGCGGTCGGTGACGCTCGCTATCTCCATAGTACGACCCCGCCAGACGATCCTGTGGGTATGCAGAACGTCGCTGCGGTGCCGGATGCGGATGCGGTGGCTGGCGATCACGTTGGCTTGCTGGGCCTGGAGGATGTCCCGCGTCGACAGGCCGTCCACGCTGGCCCAGACCGTCGCGATGGTCGTGTCCCAGTTGAGCGTCGTTTCGCCGGACGGGCTGCGAACCTCTGCCGGAGCCTTGATCGTCACGCGGTCACGCATCCTGCCGATGATCATGTGACGCTGCCCTCGCCGATCAGGACGATGTCGTAGGTGCCGCCGGCAGTGCCGGTGACGGTGACAGTCCCCGTCGCCATGCCGGTGGCCGTCGGGTCGATCTGGGCATATGCGCCGCCGGCCGCAATTGCGACGCCGCCCGTCGGGAACGGAGCCCCTGCCAGCGAGATCGCGAGCGAGGCGTGGCTGTTGCGGACGTAGATGGCCTTCGCGGCTGTGATCGCCACGCTCACCGCCGCCCCGTCGCGGGTGTCTGCGAGGCTGGCGAGATTCAGCGTCTGGCTGGAGCTGGCGAGCGTCCGCGTGCCGCTCCAGACGACCTGCGCCTGGTTCGCTGACGTGCCGTCGGTGAGGCTCGCCGAATACGACGCAGGCGTTGCCCGCAGGGTCTTCGACAAGTCGCCTGTGCTCGTCTCGTGGGCGAGGATCGAAAGCAGAATCTGGGCGTTGAGTGCCATGCTAGGTTCCCATCACATAGATTTCGTAGGACTGGCCGCTGATGCCGCCGATGCGGAGAATCGACCCGCCGGAGGTCGTCGCGAAGCCGGATGAATTGGGGCAGGAAAGCAGGATCGCACCGCCCTCGCGAATCGGGTAGCCACGGAGGGTCAGGCTCCCCAGGTTGATCATGGGCGAGAAGTTCCAGCTCGTCGTGTCCTGACGGAACGTCGTGAACTGCGAACCCGTCCAGCCGGCGGTCATGGCGATTTGATTCGTCGTGGACAGATTCTTGATGCAGAGAACCTTCACTGTGGAAATGCCGATCGTCGAGAAGTCGACTTCGTCGTAGCCGATGTCTGAAAACACACGGCGGTCGCTCCAGACCGTCGTGCAGTCGCCGACATCGAACGAGAACTCAATCGGGTTCTCAGTCAGCGCAGTCGTCAGCCCGCTCTGCGATTGCAGGCGGGCTGAGACGTTTGCTCTGACTGTGGCCGTGAGGCTCATCGGTAGCCGCCCCAGCCGCTCGCCGCCAGCAGCGTTTCAAACGTCTGCGGGACAGGCAGCACCTGGCTGTAGCCCGTCACCACCGGCTGCCGCATTTCGTACCAGTGGGCCACGAGGAGCATGATCAGATTCCTGACCGTCTGCGGGACGCTCGAGCCGCTGGCACCGTAGCCGGCCGTCCAGCGAACCGTGACGCTGTTCTCGTCACCACGCACCGCCGGCCAGACGCCCTCGTAGAGCGGGTAGATACGCCCTGGCGTCGCGTAGGCGTCGACCTGGAAGGCGTTTGCTGCGCTGGTGATCGTCTGGCTGGCTCCGGCCTCGTCGCGGTACACGACGGTTACGGTGGCCGCCTGCATCGGTGGCCGCGGGAGGATGATCTCCCAGAGCGGGAACGTGTCGTAGCGGGCCTCCCAGACCTGGGTGATCATGCTGATGTCGAGCACGTTCTCGACGTACTCGCGGGCCGCCGTGATCAGGCTGGTCAGATAGGCGTCTTCGTCCGTCGTATCGACGCGGCACTGAATCTTGGCCTCGGCGAGCGTCACCGGCTCGACGGCGGGCTGCGTATATCGCGTCAGGCTGCGATAGGCCGTCAGGGTGCTGTTTGGGTGCTCTGGAGAGCCGTAGGTGATCGTGACTGTCATTTCACTCGCTTCCTTGCTTGTGACGGCATAGTGGCCTTCTCAGTGCGTTCCTCGACGGCTGCGGCCTCAACGGCCAACTCAGCCATCCCGCGGGCGATGTAGATGCGGGCCATGCCGTCGCCCCAATCAAAGACCTGCCCGATGCGGTAGCCGCCGAACGACTTGGTGATGCGAATCTTCATGAGATGAACCCCCAAGCGTTCTCTGGTGGCTTGTGGCTATTCCAGAACTCCGTGGTGTGCTGCTGAATCTTGCCGCCCTCGACCGTCCGGCTGGGCCAGGTGATCATCAGTTCGGCGTGGCCGACGCTGACGTGGGTCGCGATGCCCAACTTGTTCCCGGCGCGACTGAACGATTTCCAAAAGCCGATATCTTCATCTTCGTGGCCGCCATCGAATTCGCCCTTCTCGTTGGCCTTGGCGATGAACCACGGCTTCGGCATCTTCTTGATCGCTGCCGTTCGGATGAACGTGCAGCCGAAGTGAGCCGTCTCGACGTGCTGCACCGGCTTCGAGAACCAGTCGTCCTCGACGCTGGTCTGCTCCTCTGGCGTTATTCCCGGCAGAGCGAACATGACCGCGTTGGCTTCACGCTTTGTCTGGAGGGGCGCGATAGCGTCCATGCCAGAGTGCATGAGGAGAGCTAGGAGTGCTTCGACCGTCTTGGCCGTGAAGATCGTGTCGTAATCGAACGTGAGTACGACATCGTGCGTGTCGATGACTGTTTCCATCGACCTCTGCAAGCATTGACCCCAGAACGCGCCGGTATATTTGATCGGCGAAATTTTGTGGGGGGCCAGCGCCTGCGTGACGCAGAAGAAATTATCAGTGAAGCCGAGGCGAGGGCAGCTCATTAAAGCGGCGACCTTCACCTCGGCTTCACAATTACCAATTCGCAGTAGCATCTATCGCTCCTTGTAAGGAGCGGGCGCGCATCCTTGCGCCTTAGCCGGCCATCGTGGCCGTCCCGCTTGTATCGGGACTAGCCGCGGACCCAGGAAAGGACGTTCGCATCGCTCGCCGTTGCGGGCGACTCAGCAGCCCGCGAGAGGCGGCCAGCGATCGCCACGGTGGCCGAAGCACCTGGGGTGTAGGACACCTTCAGGTAACGCTTGCGAGCCTTCGTGTCGACGTCGAGCTTCACAACGGAGGCGGATGACGTGCCAGCGACCGAGATCGCCGGGACGGTGAATCCGCCCGTACCGCCGGCCACCAGGGCCGTCACGTTGGCATAGGACGAGTTGTCGTCGGACTCTTCGACCTTGAGCACGTTCGCGAACGTCGTGGCAGCGTTGCTGGCACGCAGCACTGTCAGCGAGCAGTAGTCGTAGCCGATCGTGTCGATCGTCAGGTTCGCCGTTGCCGTTGCACCGACAGCCGCCGTTGGGAGTTCAGCCACGACGCGGTCGTTCTGGGAGTGGATCATCTTGGTTATTGCTCCTGGTTAGGTTTTGGATTAGGCAGTCTTGAGGGCGACGACGGGGCCGACTTCGCTCGTCGTCCCAAGCGAATGATGGTTCACGTCGAACCTCATGGTTCCCTGAAGAAGGAGCTGGTCTGTGGTGGCGTACACCTGATCGAACAGCCGCACCGAGAAGTCACGACGGCGAGCGTAGATGCTGGAGAGGGCCATGTTGCCGAACAGCACCTTGATCTTGGCCGAGTCCACGCCGAGGGTGCTGTTCATCACATGCACCATCCGCACGGGGTAGCCAAGGAAAGACTCGCCGGGGCCGGCACCGACGTTCTCGACGGTGTTGCCGCCAGCGGCGTACTTCAGACGAGCGATGCTCGCCGCGTAGCCCGCCGGGCTCACATACCAGGCTGCACCCTGACGGGCGTAGATTGGCAGTTTGCCCATGACTCCGAGGAAGTCCTCGATGTCCAGCGTCTCGAAGCCCGTGTTGCCACTGGCTGCCGTGACAACCGACGCGGTGTGGGCCGCTCCGGCGATCTTGTTGACAACGCCGTTGATCCCGCCGAAGTCGCTGGTGCCGTCACCGAGCCATCCGCAGAGGTCGATCTTGTAGGCCAGGCTCGTCCCGAATTCCGTGGCAACTGCGTCTGCCAAGGACACGACGCCAGCGGTGTCTTCCACCACTTCCGACGACATCCGGCAGCCGACGGCGAGCTTCTTCGCCACGAGGCTGACGTTGCCGTAGGTCGGCTCAGATTCAGTCACACTGGACCCTTCCCCGACAAAATACGCTGTGGTGCCCGTAAGCCGTTTCGGGATCACCATCGTGTCACGCGACATCGACACGTTCTCGGCCGAGCCAGGGAACGTGCCGTAGGTCTCGACAAGACGAATCACGCGAGCGGCGAACTCTTCGGGAACCAGGGC